AGTGAGCTAATATCGTTATTTGAGTTAACTTTTAATAGTACTACTCTATACTTTCATCCTGGGTTAGATGAAGGTTTAGATGAATTATACTTTGAAGATGCGACTTCTCCTTTTAAAATTAGAGAATATCAAGCTTTTCCCGTAGAAATGACTGGTGTTGAGTATAATGCTGACGGAGCAACTAATAGACCTACCCTTACTATAGCTAATGTTACCAGTGCATTTAGTAATTTATTGGGAGGTTTAAGTAATAAAGATCTAATAGGAGCAACTGTCGTTGTTAGACAAACTTTAAATAAATATCTAGAAAGTGAGGCCACTTACAATAATGGGGGTGCGGGTCTTGGTAACGGCACTACCCCCATAGAATTTCCAAAAAAGAAGTTCATTTTAGATAGAATCTCTGGAGAAAGTAGTGTAGCTATTACTTTTGAAGTTAGTTCTCCTTACGACTTGCAAGGGATACAAATACCTAATAGACAAGTTATAGGAAAATACTGTAGTTGGGTATACCAAGGTAATGCTAATGGAAAGGGCGGGGGCTGTACTTGGAAAGCTGATAGTACTATAGAGTATCCTAATACAGCAGGGGCAATGATCTCTCATAAAGCCTACTATGATTTAGATGATAATCCTTTAGTTAATGATAATGCAGGGCAATCTCAATTATCAGCTACTATATCTGCGGGGTGGACAGATGCTAGAGGTTATGTGACTTATAGTAATTCTGTTGCTATGGTTAAAGATTCTCTTTATGAGCATAGTAATAGTGTTTGGAAAGCTTTGATACCCCAAGCAACTACAGGAGCGAATCAAATAGCTCCACAACCTAATTCTACTTACTGGAAGAGAGCTGAAGTATGTGGTAAAAAACTATCTTCTTGTAAGTGTAGATTTCAATTTACTCCCCAGGCTAAAGGTACGACTAATTCTTACCCTAGTACATCTAAAAATACTTATGAAGCCTTACCTTTTGGGTCGTTTCCAGGAACTAAAAAGTTCAGATGATACAGCATTTAGAAAATATTGAGAAACATTTTGAAGTATGCCACCCTAAAGAAGGCTGTGGCATACTAGGAGTTGTGAAAGGTAAATCAAAGTGGTTTCCCTGTGAAAATCTTGCAGAAGAAGATGAAGATTTTATACTAAATAGTGATGATTTTTATAAGATTAGTTTGGAAAGCGATATAATTGCTATAGTACATAATCATATTAACGGAAGCCCTAAACCTAGTGAAAATGATCGAAAACATTGTAACGCTATAGGCATACCTTACTATATTTTTAGTTACCCAAATATGGAATTAGAAATACTAAAGCCTAGAAACGCAGTTAATGAGCTAGCAGGACGAGAGTATAGTTTTGGAATATTTGATTGTTTAACGGCTGTAAGAGACTTTTATAGTCAAAAACTAAATATAGAATTAAGAAAAAGAGAGGTTTATTTGGATGATTGGTGGGAACACGGTAAAGACTACTTCACTCCTGAACATCTAAATACGTGGGGCTTTCAACCTGTAGATGATTTAAAAGAAAATGATGTTCTTATTTTTTCAATGGGAGCAGATGTAGGCACACATTGTGGTGTGTATTTATATGATGATGTATTCTTTCATCATGCAGTGAATAGACTTTCTTGTAAGGAAAATATTTACCCTTTATGGAAAAAGCATTTAAGTGGGATATATAGATATGGCTCGTAAAATTTATTTAAACGGGGAAATGTCTGCTTTATTTGGGCAGCAATTTCCTTTTGTAGGAGACACAGTACAGGAGGCGCTACTGTGCTTGCAAGCTAATGAGCCTAAATTTAGACCATACCTTATTAAATGTCATGAGAATGATATAGGCTTTTCCATTAAAGTACATGGGGAAGATATAGATGATTTTAGAGAATGCTTACTACCTCTAACTGAAGGAGATATAGTTATTACTCCTATTCTTGCAGGCTCAAAATCTGGTGGAGCTAAGATACTTACAGCAATGGCTATTGCAGCCCTAATGTTTATACCTGGAGGAGCTACGCTTGTTCCAGGGCTCGCTAGTGGATCGAGCCAGTCTATCTTTACAGCTATGATGCTACAGCAAGGGGTAATGGCAGCGGGTGCCATGGCTGCGACATCCTTAGCAGCTAATTTAGCTATCCAAGGTATTCAACAGATTATGGCCCCTGATCCTGAAACGGATCGGGAAGAAGAAGAAGGCTATATGCTTAGTGGCTCTCAAAAGAACACTGTAGAGGGTGATCCTGTACCTGTTCTATATGGAGAATTAAGAGTTCCAGGCACGCCAGTATCTTTTGAAATACAAAATAAAAAAACATATCTTTTAAGTGAAACGGTTTCCTATAGGGGGGATACTCAAAGTACTACACAAGCATCAAATAGTGGTATTAATGGCTCTACAGATTTTAATGGAGGAACAGAAGGGGATAAGGATACTTTAACTAGTACAGGTCCCGAAAATAGTACTACTAATGGTGGTAGGTTGGATGTATACGGGAAAAGTCAAAACTTATATGTTACAGACCTAATATCTGAAGGGCCTATACAAGGATTAGTCAATGGTTCTAGCAGTGTATTTTTAAACGATGACTCTGCTGTAGACCAAGGAGACTCTGCAGTTTCCCGCGCAAGTACTGGCGCTCGTTTTAACCTAACAAATAACTCAGTAACTGTAACATATTTACCCAATGGGCAGCTTCCTATAACTATTTCTTATGGTACTAGATACATAGTTATTAGAGATTTTAAAACTCAAACTAGTGCTGCAGCTATTGAAACTGGTTCAGCCCTGCCTGGATCAGCTATTACTGGTATAAAAATAACTACAGATAGTGCATTTTTCCCCTCATCTGGAACAGATTGGATATGGGATAGACGAAACTCTCATAAATCTGCAGTTATAAGATTAACTTTAAATGGCGCAGTCAAATTTGAAGGACATATTCAAAAAATTGATTCTTCTACTATAGCCTACGCAGACCCTAAAACGTGGAATATGCCTAGTGATTGGGCAGATAACACTGAGTATAAAGTACATATAGACTATGCCCAAAGTTTTACTACTATATCAGGAAATACTATAACACTAGATTCAGTTTTTAGTGGCACAACTGGAAGCTACAAAGCAGACATTTCTGGGTTAGATAGAGATATTGCGGATATTCAAAGAGGTGTAGGAGCTTCTATTAAATATGAGGGCTTCTCTTGCAATTTTTTAACGGGACAATTAGACCAAATAGGTTTTCCAGATCCAGGCGGAACAGGTCTTGGAAGCATTGCTATTCCAGGCGGTGCTTCTTCTCTTGCAATCGGAGGCCCTACTAGTGAAAGTGATAACGATGTAAGAGAATATACAGGTACTAGCTCCAGTGGATTTGACTTATCGGCAGAACAAGCTGCTGAAGCAGATGAAATTAGAATACTTTTTGTTTATGGCTCTTTAACTCAAACTAGTGCAAATGGTGCTCCTCATGATGGAAAAGCATTTTACACGGTAGAGCTTGCTTTACATGATGGTTCTTCGTGGGGAAGTTATATAGATATTCATAGCTCTACTAATCCTCTAAGGCATATGGGACAATCTAAAACCCCTGTGTCTGCAGAAGAAACCATAGTATTAAAAGAATATGGTTCTTTTACAGACTTTAAAGTAAAAATAACGCGATTAAGTGATGATGACAAGGCTTACCATAATACTTTATCAGAAGGTATTCAAACTGACTATACAAGTAGTACTCCTTGTAGTATCTCTAGTTTAAATACTATATTAAAAGAAAATTTATCTTATCCTTATACAGCCATGGCTAAGGTGTCTATAAACACTAAGTCATTTACTACTGTGCCTACTAGAACTTATCATTGTAAAGGAATGAAAATTCAAGTTCCTTCTAACTATGTAACAAGAGACGAATCAAGCAATGGAGAGGCTAACTATAAAAGACATGTATCTACAGGTGCTATAGAAAGTACTTATCAAAACTGGGATGGAGCTTTTAGAACAGAATCTGTGTATAGTAATAATCCTGCTTGGATACTTTATGATATTATAACTAATAATAGATATGGCTGTGGCGCTTGGTTAAGTGCTTCAGACATAGATAAATTCGCTTTATATAGAATTGGTAGATACTGTGACGAAATGGTTCCTGCAGGAACGGCGGGTGCAACTGAGCCTAGATTTACTACTAATGTATACTTTTCTAAAGCAACGGATGTGTATAAAGTACTAAAAGACTTATCTACAGTATTTAGAGGTATGTTATACTGGTTAGACGGTAATATATTCCCAATACTAGATGAGCCTAAAGATCCCGTATATAATTTTTCGGCAGGCAATGTAATTGATGGACAATTCGGATACGAGTCATCTGGCAGCAAAACTATGTCTAATCAAGTCGTAGTTTCGTGGACTAATCCGTTACAAGACTATAAGCAAGAAGCCTTAATAGTAGAAGATAAAGAAAATATTATAGAAAAAGGCAGAATAATTTCACAAACTGCTTCAGCATTTGGAGCCATTACTGAGGGTCAAGCTCTACGGTATGGCAGATGGAAACTATGGACAGCAAAGAACCAAACTGAAGTAGTTAGTTTTGAAACTTCTATCAGTGCTGCTTTCCTAGCTCCTGGAGACGTAGTAAATATACAAGACGCCTCCAGAGGGTCTTCACAACTTCAATATAGTGGTAGAATTTCTTCTGCAAGTACCCCAAGTATTACAGTAGTTCCTTTAGATAGATCAGTAGCACTAAACTCAACGTCTACCTATGAATTAAGTATTTTAATAGAAAAACCTGCGGTATTTTTAACTCAGGCTTCAGCAACAATAAACTCAGTAGACTACACTAAAGGAGATTTAATTATTAAATCTTCTGGAGACTATACAGAGAGCGAGGGCTCAAATCTTATTGATGATAGTGGAAATGCTGTAACTACTTCTTGGCAGCCACATACACGAGTTGAAAGTCAACCGGTATCAACCGGTACTATCAATTCCAGTCCAGTTACTTCTATAACAGTAAGTTCTGCTTTCTCAGAGGCTCCAAATTCTCAAACTATTTGGGCATTGAAAGAGACTAATACAGATGGGGCTACAATATCGGGCTCAAAGAAGCATTATAAAATCTTATCTATCGCTGAGGGAAAGGATACTTATGCTATAACAGCGGTAGAACACTACAATGAAAAATTTATAGAAGTTGATGAAGATTTCGTACTATCTATAGATGATCCCGTCTTTCCATCAGTCAAGGCGAGTGACGTAGTTCCAGTCCCAAGGAATTTTTACGCTACTGTGTCTAACTTAAATGATAGTGGGCAATTAAAAGATGATGTTACTGTACGCTGGGATGCACCCACTGTAGTTTCTGATGCTACTACATTGTATCAACATATTTCACGGTATGAAATACATCATGATGCCCCAGGAGCTACATCTCCATTTTCAGTAGACAAAAGTATTAATACATTAACTGGTTTAGATATCCCTGAAGGCACTTATGTTATAGGTATAAGAACTATAAATACTCTAGGAATGAAATCCGCTATTACTAGTATTACTATTACTATTGGAGAGAAAACTTTCGATAATGTTCCAAGAGGATACGGTATCGCGTTAGGAGGTATACTATCTAGAGATATAGATTTAATAGCTACTACCAGTCCTACAGCTAAAACTTTTAAAATATTAAATTCTTCTTATAAATTTGCTTCTGTAGCAAGCCCTCTTGCCTTTACTACTGTTACGGGTGGAGCAGCCGCTACATATCAGCAAGATTGTACAAGTATAGCTACTGTTAATTATGCTGCCTTATCTACTGAGTTAGATAGACAACTAGCAAGCCATTACATATTTTTTGATGCTAGTGATACGAGTGACCGTTTAAAATTAATTAAATACCATAGAGATACTACTCTGAATCTAGATTACTTTTATGATACAGGTGCTGGTAACAGTGCTAGTGATACTAACTTTAATGTAGCAGGAGCAGGAACGGTAACTGTGACCGCTGAGACTATAAAAGTAATAGGTTCAGGTACCTCATTTACCAGTGCTTATGCAGTGGGAGACATAATTTACTTTAGTAGTACTAAAGCAGCTAAAGTAGTTCATATTGCTAGTGATACAGATTTAAGAATAGATAGACTTTTTACTACTAATATAGCGGCTAGCTCTTCTCATTATCCTCAAAAGTTTAAATTTGATAGAACTTATGATGCGGTTATAGCTAGTGTTAGAAATAATAATGGAACATTTGAAATGTTTCCTATACAACTAACTATAAATAAAGACTTAAATACTAGTCCAAGGCTTGCTATATTACAGACTGCTCCAACTTTATTGAATTTTAATGCTACTCCTATACTTACTACTACTTATACTAATTTAGTACTAACAGCTACAGCCGAGGGATATGCAAATCCAGAGTTTAAGATTACTGGAACAGGCTTCGATAATTCAGAAATTAGTCAAACTGCTGAGACAAGTTTTACTAATAATGGAACTAAAACTTATGTTAAAACTTTAGATAAAGTAGACGTATTTGTTGCTACAGACTTAGACTTTACAGTTACTATTAGAGAAACTGACGACCCTGAAAACGCTTTAAAAGAGAATTCTCAAACACTTACTATACCCTTTCTAAAAGATGGTTCTGGAAGTGGCTCCACAGGGGTGGATGCAAAAGTTGTTCAATTAACTGTAGATGATTATTCTATTATATATGATAAGGACGGGCT